AGAACAGATTGAGCAGTTACGCGGATATTCAGACGCTCGGCAACAAGCGGCAGAAATGGCGTTGCAATGAATATGCAACACCTCTTTCCTGTCCCGATTGGGATGTTCGACTTAGGCAGGCCGCTGTCTAAGAAAGAGTATTCCTTTATCTTGGGACAAGACACCCGTCCTAATCAGGGGAACGACACCAGTGCAAACCATTTTGTTTTGTGCGATCAGGTTATGACTCCCCTGCGTGGATGGGTGGAGGACTGTGTTGCTGAATACTTCAAAGCCACGACCAACCCGAAACACGATGTGAACTTGCGGGTGACGCAATCATGGTTTAACTACTCCAAGCAAGGACAGTTTCACCATAAGCACGCTCACCCAAACTCTTTTATCTCTGGCGTGTTCTACGCTCAAACAAACCCAAACGACAGGATATATTTCCATCGCCCAGGCTGGCAACATATGAAGTTTCCTCCTGAGAGTTGGAATCTGTATAACTCTGAGTCTTGGTGGTTTGAGGCTACTGCTGGAAGGCTGATTCTTTTCCCTTCTTCACTTGAGCACAATGTTCCACCTGTAGATGGTGAAACTACAAGAATCTCGATGTCGTTCAACACCTTTCCCGTTGGATCTGTTGGCGATGAAATGGAACTTACTGGTTTGAAACTGGAGGCTTAAATGGCTCACTTTGCACAGATTGACGCAGACGGCACCGTGTTGCGCGTTGTCGTGATTGACAACAAAGACTGCTCCGATGCCTTTGGTGTCGAGAAGGAGCACATTGGCGCTGCTTTCTGCGAGTCATTGTTCGGTGGGATTTGGAAGCAAACCTCCTACAGCGGACGGATTCGTAAGAACTATGCAGGCATTGGATATAAGTTTGATGCCCAGCGTGATGCTTTTATTTCTCCAAAGCCCTTTGCAAGCTGGGTGTTAAACGAGGAAACCTGCCAGTGGGGCGCTCCTATTCCGATGCCTGCTGATGCTGGTACTGGAGAGCCTCCTAAGCGTTATAACTGGAATGAGGCGACTATTTCTTGGATTGAGTCTGTCTGAGGTGAGAAATGGTGAGCGAAGTGGAGTCCCGTTTGAGCACACACGAGGCTGTCTGCGCGGAACGCTATGCAGGGATCAATGCTCGGCTTAAACGCCTGGAGCAGATCCTCATAGGGAGCGCAGGCGCGATCATCATTCTTCTTCTAACGGTGGCGTTAAAGCTGTGATTGATCCGTTGACCGCGCTGGCGGCTGTATCGTCAGCCGTCAACCTCATCAAGAAAGCCTCCAAGACCGTTGATGATGTGCGGTCTCTTGGTCCCCTTTTGGGGAAATACTTCGATGCAAAACACGAATGCACGAAGGCGGTCAATCACGCAAAGAAGAAGGGCGGCTCCAACATGGGAGCTGCGGTCCAGGCCGAGATGGAGTTGATGTCGCAGAAGGCTTTTGAGGAAGAGCTGAAGATGCTTTTCTTCCAAAGCGGAAATGCTGATGTCTGGCAGAACATCCAAATCCGTGTGGCCCAGATGAACCGGGATGACGCTCACAACGCCCGGAAAGAAAAGGAAGCCGCCGAGAGGCGCAGGAAGGCCATTGCTCAAGCCGTAGAGACTGGGATAGGTGTTGTCCTGATCCTGGCTGCTCTAGGAGGCATGGGATACATGGCTTACCTTGGATATGGACACTGCAAGGAGACCCGTGAATGTGGGTTCTAAAGCCCTCCCCTACTGCTTCAAGGTCCGAGAGAGAGGCCTATGTCAAACAGTGGGCTGCTCTGACCATCTCCATCTTTGCGCTTCTGTTGGCGATAAACGGGATGTACGGGTCTAGCAACTCGAGCAAGGTTCTGAACGGGACCATCGCTGCGAATAACTACTGGGCCTGGTTCCAAGCCAAGAATGTACGGGCGACCATCTATGAGACCTCTGGCCGTGAAGACAAAGCAGAAAAGCAAAGAGCCGACATGGAGGAAATATCTGAGAAGGCTCGGTCTGCAGAAGCTGCTCGTGATGCCGCGAAATCCCGGTCACCATTCTTCTCGTATGCGGGTATGGCGCTCCAGCTGTCAATCGTCCTATCTTCTGCCGCCATTCTTGCAGTGATGATGCCCCTCCTGTATGCGTCTATCGCTGTTGGAGGGGTTGGAATGGGTCTGTTCATTTACGCGATGGTGATCTGATGCTAAGTCTTATCTCTACCCTTGGCGGTCTTTTAATCTCTGGCCTTCCGAAGCTCTTAGAGTTCTTCCAAGCCAAAGCGGACCAGGCTCACGAGCGCGATCTGGCGAAGATCTCTGCCGAGCGTGATCTTCAAATGGCCGCTCAGGGCTTTGCTGCTCAACAGCGGATTGAGGAGATCCGCACCGAGCAAGTGGCAATGCAGACCGAGGCCCAGATGACCCAAGCGGCTCTGGACCACGATAAGAAGATCATTGATAAAGCCTCTCGGTGGATGGTGAACTACATCGGGTCTGTAAGGCCTACGATCACCTACATCTTTGTGTTTGAGCTTCTGGCGATCAATGCGGCGATTACTTACTACGCATTCACAGACCCCAACATCATCCGAAGCCTGGAGGACTTCCTCCGAGTCACTGAGATTATTTTCAGCGAGGAAGAGATGGTTCTGCTTTCTGGGATCATTTCGTACTGGTTCGGATCTCGCGGATTCAATAAGAAGTGAAGACCTCGGACAGAGGAATTGAGTTGATGCACCACTTCGAGGGGTGCAGACTCAAGCCTTATTTGTGCCCTGCAACGATCTGGACGATTGGGTACGGTCATGTTCTCTACCAAGACCAGATCAGGCTTCCTGTGGTCCGTAAAGAGGGCTACACAGGCCAACTGAGGGGCGACTACCCTTTGAGAGCGGAGGACTCCCGTGTCTGGTCCAAGCAAGAAGTGGAAGATTTATTCCGAGATGACATCGGCACTTTTGAGCGCGGTGTTCTTCGGCTTATTCCCGGTGTTACTGAGCATCAAGGCGCATTCGACGCTCTTGTCTCTTTTGCTTACAACGCCGGGCTAGGGAACCTCCAACGCTCTCAGATTCGCATCAAGGCGAACCGAGGAGAGTGGGAGGCTGCTGCCGATCACCTGATGGACTGGACGAAGGGCGGCGGGAAAGTATTACCGGGACTCGTTAAACGCAGGAAGGCAGAAAGAGAGCTTTTCCTCTCAAGCCTATAGAGTATGGCGAAACATCAAAATGTTCCTACCGTAGTTCAGGCAGAGCAGTTTGATGATTTCGTCAAGCAATGGCAGGATCTTCTTGGCCTGCATCGATGGCGAATAGAGCCAGGCCATAAACAGGCCAAAGACGCGATGGCATCCATCGAGTTCAACGATGATGCAAAGCTGGCGACTTACCGCTTGGGGGATTTCGGCGCAACGCCGATAAACGATAAAACCCTCTCACAGACAGCACTCCACGAAGTGCTCCATGTTTTCCTCCACGAATTGATCGCTGCCGCACAAGACCGGGGCGCAGAACCGAATCTTGATGCTGTTGAGCATTCGGTCATCAATGTCCTTGAAACAGTCTTGTACGGAGTTTTACATGGGGCACCCGAGCAAAAAGAGGGATGAGGCTTTTATATCCGCATGGTACGCTGCAGGCGGCTCACCCGCTCGGATGTCCGAGCAGCTAGGGCTTAGTATTCGCGGCATCTACGCTCGGCGGGATGCAATTGAGGCTCGATACGGGGTTGCTTTGGTCTCAAACAGTCCAAAGGCCGTCAAGCACGACCCCGCCATCACGCGAGCGATTATGTCCGCTCGCCGGGATGTGAACCGGCTTGAGATCCACGATGGGGTTGTCTTAGTTGGTTCTGATGCTCACTACACCCCAGAAGTGATCCCGATGGCCCATAAAGCCCTGTGTAACCTCATTGTCGATCTTGGCTCTGAGGTCAAGGCTGTCGTCCTAAACGGGGATATTTTGGACGGTGGATCAATCAGCAGACATCCTCGAATCCGCTGGAAGAAGCCTCCTAGCGTCAAGGAAGAACTTGATGCAGTGATTCAAAGGACAACAGACATTGAGCAGGCCATCCAGCCTGGGACTCATCTGTTCAGAACTTATGGAAACCACTGCGCTCGGTTTGAGTCTCGCCTCTCCGCTCAAGTACCTGAGTACGAAGGCATAGGAGGGTTTACCCTCAGAGACCATCTTCCGAAGTGGTCCGACTCAGATCGGATTGATGTCAACGATGACATGGTGATCCTGCACGACTGGCATGCTGGAATCCATTCTGGCTGGAACGATGTATTAAAGGGAGGCTGTCATACAGTGACCGGCCATACCCATGAGCTAGGCACGAAAGCACATAGAGGATTTAAGGGGACTCATTACGGCATCAAAACAGGGATGCTGGCCGATGATGACCAGAAGGAGTTTGACTATCGCCTCGGAAAGCCTGGGTTAAATTGGCAGTCAGGGTTTGCGGTTCTGACCTGGAGGAACGGCGTTCTTCTCCATCCTGAGTTCTGCGCCGTGAGAGACGATGGCAATGCTTATTTCCGGGGGAAGCTGTATGCCGACTAAATACACGATTGAGTTCGCTCCTGGGTGTTTTGATGAGTTTGAGGGAACTCAGGAGGAGCTAGAGGAGTTGATTCTTCAGCTCATGAACCTGGCCGACAACGGGGAGCTTTTCAACGAGGCAATGCCAGTCTCTGAGGACGAGGCCATGCGGATCTTGGAAAAGATCAAAGACCGGCGAACGAACTAGGCTTGAACATCGACCCCAAAGGCCCACAAGGGCCTCTGGTGCGGTTGTCAATACAACTCCCTATACCTCTCCTGCCCCTGGCGGGGTTTGCGTCACAGCACATCACGATGACTCCCGAGTTGTATTTAGGGTTGTCTTCGATGGGTCTGTAGTGAGCGCATTTCTTACAGAGTTCCCTGTCTCTATCCCATGTGTACTTCGGGAGCATTGAAGGTCTTGCTTAGGTTGAGTTTGGCCTGATTGTTTTCGTACTTAAGATGAAGATGGAAGATCGAAGCCACTGCTTTTTTCTGCTTCTTGCGCGCTCTGCGGTTGTATTCTGGGTGCCCCAGCTTAGGAGGCCTCTTGGCATCTGGAAGGTTTCCTGCGGCCCACACAGCCCTTGGGTAGAGCCTCCCAAGCTCTTCATCTCTGCGGTAGGACTGGATGTATATCACGCCTGGTTTCTTTTGGCGTGTGGAGCCTACAAAGCTCCTAATGCGGTCCAGATCAATCTTCAGTTGGTCTGCGATCTCTCGCATGGTCATGGGTCCAAGCTCGATGAGCAGGTTTACGATTTGTTGTCTGCTGATTGAGTTCTTCACGGATTGCTTTTAAGACTTCTTCTTTTGTTGGAGATCGGTTCTCTTTAGGGGTGCGAATGGTTGCCCCCATCAGATAGGCATGAGCCAGGACGAGTGCTTTCATTGGAGGAGAAATTTAATCATCAGCCCTAGGGTGACGAATGGCCCCAGAAAAATCACCGCCAGAAAGCACATCGCCCACAGAGTGACAAACCATTCGCCAAGCTTCATTCTTCCCTCACAAAGATGCCTTCTTTGGTCAGCGTCCCCTTGCGGTCTTTGATCTCCTCATAAGCCCTCTGCAGGCATGAGACAAGATCCAACCCCGCCAGGTCAGCCGCCAGGATCAAGGTCACCAGGACATCTCCAAAGCCATCAATCTGGGCCTCCCTGTTTCCTTTCAGAGTGGCCCCCACAAGCTCTCCGAGTTCCTCTACGCACTTGAGGAGTTGCTTCTCTGTAGAGGAGTTGGGGATGATCTGACGGGCCTCAGCCCATCGCAGGATCTCAATTTCTAGGTTGCGGTACATAGTTTCTTTCGATGCTTCAGTAATTCTTTCTTGCCCATCTCGCTCAGTTTTGGGATGCAAACTGGCTTTCCCGCGTGGGTGACTGTCTTTCGATCGCAGATTAACTTCCTGCGAACGAGCGACCAGTAGGTGCACCATGAGCCAGGCCGGTCGTTGAACAACTTAAATCCCCATCCCTTCTCAAACATGGAGAGCATCTGGGCTTGCTTGTGAGAGATCACTTCGTTCTCCCGGCCCACTTGGGTTCTTTCTTCTCTTCAAACAATGGCTTTCCCTCGCTTGGAGGAACCCATCCATACCTCTTCCAGGTGGCCTGAACATCGGCCCCCGAAGTCCATTTGAAATCTGGATGCCCCACCGGGATGCGCGGCATCGTCTTTTTCACTTGATGTTCCATCTTGCCTCCAACTCTCTAATGAGAGACACCACATCCATCGCCCAAGCCGTTTTGCCGGTCATATACTTGGTGTGCCGACTGGCGATTCGGAGGATCTCCTTTTCGTCCAATTTTTTGGACCGCACCGGCTCGGGAACAATCTTGTCGGATGCTGCCCAGACTATCCGTTGTCTCCCGGATAGACCACCTCGCGTGATGCCAGAGTCAAAGATGTAACCCTTGCGCCTGAGTGGTGCGATCCTGGGAGTGATGGATTGAAGAGACCGATCCAGAGCGAATGCGATCTCCTCTGCTGTCGAGGGCCTGAACTTCACCAGCTCATAGACCCTTGCCTCTAAGTAGCTGATGTCCAGTTTAGAAGCCTCTTTCGAGGTCTCTGGATCATCTTTTCTGTGTGCTCCGTTCATCATTGGCTCCATTCGTTTAATTACGGATAATAAGGCAGCTTAGAAGGGAACATCCTCGGATTTACCCTTGCGGTCATCACGAGGGGCGTTCATGTAGGCCCATCCGTCCCAACCGCCTTCCTTGAAGGGAGAGCAGTCCAGCTTCAGCATAGGACCGTTTTTCGTATCAATGACCGACCCGATGCGGAGGTAACGCTTCTTTTCTTCGCCGTCTTTGTTGGTGTAGGTGCCCACGATGGCGGTGACTTCGTACAGAACTTTGCTCATATTGCTTCCAGTTTTTTCACTTTCTCATCGACTTCGGCCAGGAACTTAACGATCTCGGCTTCCATCTCCCCAATCAGCTTCTCATCTCGCTCAACGCGAATGATTAGGAGCTGAAGTCTTTGCGGCATCCTCGGGTCGAAACACACGAAGTCGCACCACTTCTTATCCGTGCAGCGCATCTGAAGTTGCATCTGCTTCAGGTACTTATCTGGGATTTTTCGGTTGAGCTGCATCTCAATCATCGTTGCGGTTTCAGGGCACTTGATCTCGATGAGTCCCTCGCCAACGATCCCGTCTGGGCTGGCCCCACACATCTCAATCGAGGGGTGAGGAATAAACCCAACCTCCTCCACCAGATTCCCCGTCTGGGCCTCGTATGCGGCTCTGGCGTTGGCTTCTTGTTCTACCCCCCACTCCATCGCTGCGTTGGAGTAAGTCTTGGCAGGCTGGCCGGTCATCCTCTCCACGACCAGTTGGGCCTGGTAGTTCTCCCGATCTGCTGAATAACCAGTCTTGGTCTTTGCCATGACCTTATAAACAGAGGAAGCGGTGACCTTCCCGGCCCGTTGAGCGAACCACTCTGGTGTGCGTTGTTCCATTACGCTTCATCCTCGTCTTTTCCAGCAACATCAATTTGCAACTCTGATCCAAAAATCAATGCTATTTCGTCAAATCCAACTTTGGCATCGCGCAAAGTTTTAAGAATCTCGTTGCATCTATCGGCCATCGGGGTTATTTCTTCCCACAACTTACGACCACGCTCTACGGTTTCGTTGTATTCGCGCTCAAGCTCACGAGCTTCTTTGATTTTCACTTTGCGGCTCCTTTCATTGCTGCGTCTTTCAGGCTCTTCTGGTTGCGAGTCCAGAACCTAGCTTTAGCTGCAGACACCGGGATCTTCTTGAACTCTGCCTCTAGAACAGAAATGCCTTCCATTGCTGCGCCACGAAGGTTGTCCAGATGCTCATCTTCAAACGCCTGGTCTTCGCTTGGCAGGACTTCGTGCGTATGGTTCTCGGTGTCGTTATCGCCTTCTGTTGGGATGGCGAAGGCCTGGAATGCTGCGTACTTGTATGCCGCGCTCATGGCCTTGTTTGTGGCCTTGTCGCCCGAGTCCATCGCCTCACCAAATGTTTTGATGGTGTGCTTCGATCCATCCTCAGAAGAGACCAGATCAAACTCCATCTCTACGGTGATGAAGAACAGATTCCCACCGTTGTTTGACTTGCGCTCCACACACTGTCGTGAGAGCACTCGAGGCAGGATACACAGACCATGCTTCGCCAGAAGCGGAGAGATGGTGTTGTAGACATCATCAATGCCTCGGAAGTTGTATCCGTTGCCTTGGGGGTTTCTGCGGCTCTTGGTGATGCCGATGGAAGCCAGTTCAGCCTGGACTGCGTTGATTGCTTTGTAGACGATCATAGGAAGAAGAAAAAGAAGGTTGCACCACAGAGACCGAGGAAGATGGCAAAGAGCACATCCATTGCTCCAGAACGGCGAGCTTCGATCTCTTCCTCGCGGGGACGGTATGCGTATCTCATTGCGG